ACGTTGCCAGTTCTTATGGTAATTCTTACACTCAAGGAGATATTATTGGTGTAGCCATTGATATGGATAATGGCGCTATTTATTTTTCAAAGAATAATACTTGGCAGAATAGTGGTGATCCTACAAGTGGAGCATCTAAAACAGGAGCCGCATTTACTGATCTTTTGACGGCTATGCCTGATGGTGGTTGGACATTCTTTTTTGAAGCATACAATACCACTTCCACCCTAGTAATGAATTTCGGCCAAGACAGTTCATTCGCTGGAAACGAAACAGCACAAGGCAACCAAGACAGTAACGGCATAGGTGACTTCTATTACGAACCACCTACCGATTATTTGGCCTTATGCACCTCAAATTTGCCGTCACCTGAGATTGCTTTACCTACAGATCACTTTAATACGGTTCTTTATACTGGTGATGATGCTGACAATAGAACAATTACTGGGGTTGGTTTCGATCCAGATTTGTCATGGGTGAAATCTCGTTCTCAAACAAAGTACCATTTTTTATCCGACTCTGTGCGTGGTAGTAATGCTAATCTCAATTCTAATGTTGATTCCGCAGAAGCGGACCCCACCTCAGATTATGGCGATGGCGGTGTAGGTGCAGTGACAACTGACGGTTTTACTCTTGTGTATGGCGGTTCCAGTAATAATTACAATGTAAATGAAACCGGCGAAACCTATGCCTCATGGAACTGGAAAGCAGGAGGCGCTGCTGTATCCAATACTGATGGGTCTATAACGTCATCTGTCAGTGCGAATACTACTGCTGGATTTTCTATAGCATCCTACACTGGAACTGGATCGGCGGCTACGATTGGGCATGGGTTAAGTTCCGCGCCTGAGTTAATTATTGTAAAGAACAGAGATGAGGACGATGCTTGGCAAGTCTACTGTGCGTCAAATACGGCTGCACCAGAAACAGATTATCTTGTGTTAAATGATAGCGGTTCCACAGCAGACAACGTTGACAGATGGAATGATACAACTCCAAGTGCTTCAGTATTTACTATAGGAGATGGTGTAGAGGTAAATACGAATACCGAAGATTACATAGCCTACTGTTTCCATTCTATCCCCGGCTACAGCAAGGTATCTGGCTACACCGCGGCCGGGTCTGATGGAGATATGAATTTTCTCTACTGTGGATTTAGGCCAGCCTTTGTTTTGTTTAAAGAGACTAGCGCCACAAATCCTTGGGCTATTATTGATAACAAACGAAATACATATAACTTAGCAGATTTAATTTTAAGGCCGAATGCTAGTGATGCGGTATATTCCCATAGCAGCGGTGTTGATTTTGTGTCTAACGGTATAAAGTTGATAAATAACAATGGTATGTGGGGCGATGCAGCAGCAGATTATATATTTTACGCCATAGCAGAATCACCATTCAAAACATCTAACGCGAGGTAATTATGTGGTACTCAGAAACATTTGGAACAATTAAAACGCCTCGCGGCATAACCGTGAATGGCCTACAACACCCTGCAAGCATCTTCCGTAAATGGACTAAGCCAGAACTACTGGCAATAGGCATTGCACCAGCAAGGGTGGAAGTGCCTGACTCACGGTACTACAACACTGGCAGAGAGTCCTACTCTTTCACTGATGGCGAATGGGTGATCTCTTACGACTCCACTGAGAAAGATGTAGAGCAGTTGAAAGAGCAGTTGATAGGAAAGATTAAGTCTCATGTCGGCTCACTACTCTCACCGTCCGACTGGCGCGTGATCCGCGAAGCCGATGGTGGTACGGTAATGTCTGAAGAGTGGAAAACTTACCGCAATGAGGTTCGCGCTCACGGTAATTCCCTTGAGTCTGGTGTAGAGGCATTCGCATCAGTCGATGCAGTGCGGAACTTCCAGAACCATCCGATACAGGAGGAACGATACTTGTCTACCTATGATGATGAAGGTGTGGAAACAATCGGCCCGGAAACTGAAACGGTTGACAGGACTGTAGATAAAACCAACTGGGGCTGGCCTACCGCTCCTGATGCAGAAGTAGATAAATATCACGTTAGGTACATTTAATGGCTTTAATTGCTGTAGACAATGTTGGGGAGGTTGGGATTGTCAAGGATATTAATGCTTGGCAGTTGCCCCCCAATGTTTGGTCAGATGGTAATAATATCAGGTCTGAACACGGTGCTATTGTAAAGACTCCGGGGTATGCGGAGGTTATGGCTACCTGCCCAGTCGCGCCATACCATATAATCCAATTAAAATCTGGAGCCAATTCTTATTGGATTATTGCTGGCCTTGCCGCTATCCATGTTCATAACGGAACAACTTGGAGTGACATCACTCGTTCCTCTGGGGTGTACAATGCGACAGCCGCCGAGGGTTGGTCATCTACCGTGTTGGGTGGAGTTCTTATTATGGCTAACGGTTTTGATGACCCGCAGTTTTGGGCCTTAACCAACGGTGTGCCGTCTACCTCAACCTTGATGGCGGATTTGACTAACTGGCCTGCGGATAAGGAATGCACTTCGTTAAGAGCGTTTAAATCCTTCCTGATCGCCCTTAACATAAACGATTCATCCACCACCCCCGACACTCCTTTTACCAGAGTTGTCAAGTGGTCTACAGAGGCTGGGATACAGACTGTTCCCAGTTCATGGGATGAAACTTCGGCCGTGACTGATGCTGGCGAATACTCCTTAGAGGACACAAAAGGAAAAATTTTAGACGGCCTACCTCTTGGCGATTCGTTTATGATTTATAAAGAGGATTCTGTATACATAATGAGTTATGTAGGAACCCCGTTTATATTTTCGTTTAAGCAGTTATCCCCATCTGTTGGCGCTCTGGCTAAAAACTGCGTGGCTGAGTTTGATGGTGGTCACTTCATACTTGGTAATGGGGATGTTTATATAAATGATGGTCAACGGATACAGTCAATACTCCCACATAAAATAAAAGACTACCTCTTTGATAATATAGATGGTTCTAATTTTAATCGTTCTTTTGTAGTTGCAGACTACGGCAACACAGAGATGTGGGCTTGCTTTCCAACACCAGAGAGCGCCACCGCCCAATGCAATAAGGCTATTGTTTGGAACTGGACTAACAAAGCGTTTACTATTAGAGATTTACCCAATCTAGCGCATATCGGTTACGGCACGGAAAATGATCCGAACTCATTTACAACATGGGCGGCGGTGGTTCCAACTTGGAGTAGTGCGTTAGGCACTTGGACTACAACATGGTCACAGTCTGAGAATGTGCTAGTCATGGCATCCCCCACAGATACGAAACTATATAGGAATGCCTCTGGCAACCGTGAAGATACTACCGATATGACCTCGTTTATAGAGAGGACTGGTATAACCATGACCGCTCAACAACAACCAGATCATTCTACGGTAAAACGTATAAAGGCTGTCTGGCCCAAGATGGAAGTATCTGGGTCTGGTAATACAGTTAATGTTTATGTTGGAACCCAGAACTCTACGGAGGAGGCAGTGTCGTGGTCAGACGCTGTGGCGTTTAATCCAGATACCCAGTCTAAAGTGTCGGTCAGAAAGAGCGGAAAACTCTATGGAGTTAAGTTTGAATCTACTGGTGACTTTAACTGGCGGCTAGACGGGTATGAGGTAGAATTAGATGACGCAGGAAGGAGAGGCTCTAGGAGTTATTAATGGCTACATATAAAGACAAAGTAGTAAAGTCTGTAACCCATTATCAACCAAGCCCACTACCCATAAATCAAGAGAATCTGGGTTTATACTTAACCACTGAACTAAAGAGGTTGGGCGATATTCTATTCAATCAAGCCACCTTCAGGCTGGAGAGGACTCATACCGCCCCCACTAGACCTAGAGGTGGTGATATCAGGTATGCAGATGGGACAAACTGGGATCCCGGCTCCGGCGAGGGAATATATTTTTACAAGGAATCTACCAGTGCATGGGTGCAGTTGTAGCATTTAATAAAGCGGAGTATATATAGATGGTACGAACTGGGGCAGTAGTCGCGGCCTTCATCCTTACACTACTTGGACAGTCCTCTAATGCAGATATCTACGGTAGTAGAGCCTCATTTCTACAGATGAACACCACGGGTATGAGTCTATCATACCTAAGTCAGAATGTTAATGACCAGTGGCGTACTAATATGGAGAACTCGTTATTAAATAACGGTGACACCCATATCTATCTGTACACCAGAAATGATGATGATGATGTAGGCAATGTAAGACCCCAACCAGATTGGGAGCAAAGGATAGACCATCTTAACAGCCGTGGTCTAAAACCTATCATGTGGTTAATGGCTGATGATTCCCCTTCTTTGGCGGCTTTGCCACTGTCAACACACAAAGCCCATAACGCAGAGATGGTGCGGAGGTTGGACTCAAGGGTTGACGGTTACGTTATCGGATTGGAGGTTGATGAATATTGGACAGCGGCGCAAACAAACGAATTAATCCAAGATTTAAAACAACACACGAACAAACCTATCGGGGTACATTTGACCCCAACGACTCCCTTAGAATATGTGACTCATGCGGATGTGCTTTATCTTCAGACTGGGTTTGGTCTAACTCAGGAACAGTTCAGAGAAAAAGTGAAGGCTGCATTGTTAGCCACATCCAAGCCTGTGATTGTCAGTGAGTATTCCCTACAATCAGATACAGCATACGCTAGAGCATTAGGGGATATTGCTTGCGAAATGGGGGCCGTAGGCACAGGAAACGGAAGGTCAGTAAATATTTGCGGTCAGAGAGAGAAGATTCATTGGTACAAGGAATACGAAACGGAGATAGTCGTTGCTGGAGTCGTGATGGCAACCCTCTACGCCGTATCTCGATTCGACCCACCCCTTCAGTTGAGAGCGACAGAGGACGGTTATCAGATCGGCGTGGTGAAGAAGATCACGAAGAACCAGTCGATAGGTTTGAACTACAGAAATGATGGGTCATACATAGCCCTCTACAGGTTTGAATTTTGAACGCACAACTTATAGAGCCAGAAGATATCCCTTATATATGGGATAAGGTCTGCCCATTATTAGACAGGGTTACAGAACATAATGAAGGGCAGTTTGAGCCTGACGATTATATAGAGCCGCTGGCTAACGGAATGATGCAGTTGTGGATAGCAACTGAAGATAAGGA